AGGCTGTTATCAATAATAAGACAGGCGAAGTGCTAAGGAGTGCATACGCTTTGGCTAATCATTTGGGATGGACTAAGTCAAAGGTTAAGCATATCTTAGCCGGTCGGGTTAAGAATAAAATAGATTGGGAATATTTGACCCAAACCCCCTAAACAATCTTAGCAGTACGTGCTCAAAACCGCGGGTCTTATTTTCTTTCACACCCGTGCAAAAATAAATGTACTAAATTTTAGACTATATTTGTAAATATGAAAGGAAGGCCACGAATACCTACCGAAATTAAGGTAATGAAGGGAACGCTAAGCCCGAGCAGGGAATTGCTTGCCCCTATGATCGTTGAATTAAGCGAAGGGGTACCGCAACCGCCTGCGCACTTAAACGCTTTGGGCTTTGAGTACTGGGATATCACTTGCAAGGAATTAAAAAACAATCATTTGTTAACAGGCGTTGATCTTGGATTAGTTGCCGGGTACTGCAACGAGTTAGGACTTTATAAGAAAGCGTGCGGAATGACAGAGGCAGAGGGGGAAGTTGTGTTAAATCGTTTCGGCGATAAAGTTATTTCGCCCTGGTACGATGTTCGCAGCCGGGCACTTAAGCAAGCTACACAAATGGGGCAACTCTTTGGAGTGACGCCAAGCGCACGCGGTAAGATTGAAACAGGCAAGAGCGCGCCAGTAAGTAAATTGGAACTATTACAAAAATCAAAAATAGCATGAAAAAGAAAACAGAAACAACGGAGCCAATCGAATTGACCGAGGGCGTAAGTTTTAGAATCGAGCCAAGCGGATTCCATTTTATCGTTAGCCGTAACCAAGGCAGCGGCTTTAAGCCATGTGGCAAGGATGGGCTTTGGGCTGAAGTTCCGCACCTTTACAGAAACGAATACCTTGCCGTTCAGGCAATGCTATACTTTAGTGCGAATAGCTGAGCAGTATATTGAGGGCGTAGTGAGTGGGCGCGTAATTGTGTGCGAACACGTGCGCAATGCTGTTAACCGTTATCTGTCCGACAGGGCGCAGGGTTGGGCGTTTAGTGAAAACTACGCGCAGCACGCCATCGACTTTATAGAACAGCTCGAGCACAGCACGGGCGACTATGCCGGCAAGCCCTTTAAGTTGGAAGGGTGGCAGGCGTTTATTGTTTGGAATCTGTTTGGCTTTCTCAATCCCGACGGCTCGCGAAGATTTACCCGGGCTTATGTAGAAGTACCCCGAAAAAATGGGAAATCAACTTTCTCGAGTGCGGTTATGCTTTACGGCTTAATGGCCGACGGGGAAAGTGCAGCGCAAGTTTATAGTGCGGCAACTAAACTCGACCAAGCCATGATGGTATTTGCGGAGTCTGTTAGGGTTTGCCAAAATGTCGACTGGCTTGCAGAATCGTTAACCGTTAACAACAGTGTAAACAATCGGCGCATCCTTTACGGGCAATCTGTGTATAAGCCCCTCGAGTGGAACCCAAGTAAACAGGACGGACTAAATACGCACTTTGCAGTGATTGACGAATACCACGCGCACCCAAACGATGAGCTTTACAATGTATTGCGCAACTCGATGGGCGCAAGGAGGCAACCGTTGTTATTTACAATTACAACCGCTGGCTTTAATCGTGAGTCGCCGTGCTACAAGCATCGCAATTACTGCGCCTCTGTTTTATCTGGAGCGATTAAGGACGATGCTTTGTTTTCGGTGATCTACACGCTCGATGAAGGCGACGACTGGACGGACTCGGCAAACTGGGCAAAGGCCAATCCTAATTGGGGGGTTTCGGTTTATCCGCGTCAGTTAGAGCAGGCGCTAACCGAGGCTAAGGAATTTGTACACAAAGAAGTTGAATTTAAAACAAAGTTATTAAACGTATGGACCGACACGGCCATGACTTGGATTAATGACAGTACTTGGATGGAATGCGCAGAGTCTCAACAGCTAGACGGGATTTGTTACGGGGGGTTGGATTTGGCGAGCACTGGAGACTTTTGCGCGTTTACTTTGTACTGGCCCGAATACTCAGCAATTAGGACTTGGTATTTTTTGCCAAGCGAGGCAGCCTATAGGCGAAAGGATGCAGCAGGGGCAAGTATTAGGCAATGGATTGCAGACGGTGTAATTACTGCAACCGATGGCAACGTAACGGATTATAATTTTATCAAAGCGCAAATATTAGATTTGGCTTTAGAGTTTGAAATTAAAGATATTGCTTACGATCGTTTCAACGCTTCGCAGCTTGTAATTGATTTACAAAACGAGGGCTTGCAAATGTTTCCCTTTGGTCAGGGCTTTATTTCAATGAGCAGCCCGACGAAGGAACTTGAGCGCTTAGTAAAAGACGGCAGGCTTAAACACGATGGCAACCCAGTTACCCGTTGGATGATGGGTAACGTATTACTTGCAAATGATCCTGCTGGCAATATTAAGATTAACAAAGCAAAGAGCGGCGATAAGGTCGATGGGCCTGTATCTATTGTAATGGCATTGGGCACGGCTATGCAAGACGCTGCCAAAGAAAAAGAAACAGACTTCTGGTTTATAAGCTTATGAGATTCGTTGACGATTTTATGAACAAGTATTATTTTAACCTTCCTAAGTTTAGAACTTATGAGGATGCCTATAACGCAACGGAAGCCGAGTATCTGGAAAGGTACGGCGTGCCACGCTATAAAAACTACGATGTATTTCGCTCGGCCCTGAGCAGGTGGCTGGCCCAGGGGCGGAATAAATAAGATTTGTTAACACGGCAAAATTTAAGCAGTTGTAATTTGCACCGATGAATTTAAGATTTTGGGAACGGAAAACAGAAAAGCGGTCAATGCTAACGCAGCCCGCGGACTGGTTTGTAAATACCTTAAACAATATTTTTGGCTATCAAACCAAAAGCGGCCAAGCCGTAAATAATACAACGGCTTTGTCTATTGCATCCGTGCACGCCTGCGTTAGAGTTATTGCGGATGGAATCGCGGGGCTAGGTTTGAAGTTGTATAAAGACGACGGCCAGAACAGGGATCAAATTATAATCCACTACGCCACAGCTTTAACTAACGAGCCGAATCCCTATCAAACTAAATACGATTTTACCAAGTATATGACTAGCCACTTGGCGCTAACTGGTAACGCTTACGCTTTTATTAATCGCGACGTGCGAAACATCGGCATTGAGTTGCACCCAATCGCGCCGCAGTATGTAACGCCAGTAATGCAGGACGGCCTTTTGTTTTACAAGGTTACACTTGCAGGATACCCGGGCATGATCCCTGCAACGGAAATGCTACACTTTAAAGGAATGTGTGGCGATAATCCTTTGGTAGGTTTAAGCCCTGTAGTATTGCACGCAGAAACTTTGGGTATTGACTTGGCAGCAATTAGCCAGAGCGCAGGAGTTTATAAAAATGGAGTATTGAAATTTTTGTTAACGTCAGACGCCCAAATAAAAATAGATCAAGCAGGGCCTTTGAAAAAATCCCTCGACGATGTTATAGACGGGGCAAGCCGTAGCGCTGTGCTTCCTAACGGCATCAAGATGGAGAAATTAAGCCTAAGCCCTGAAGAGGCACAGTACTTGGAGACCCGTAAATTTAGCAGCGAGGAAATCGCGCGAATCTTTGGAGTGCCCGCGTCAATGATTGGCGCAACCGCAGGGATTAAGTCAAGCGTTGAACAGGAATACCAAGATTTTTACGCCCGCACTTTAATGAGCTACGCAATTAACATTGAGCAAGAGCTAGCCCGCAAGCTGTTAACAGAAAATGACAAGCTTACATATTACTTTAAATTCAATTTCAACTCACTATTGAGAGCCTCCGCCAATGAGCGCGCAGACTATTACAATAAAGGCATTCGCGGCGGCTGGCTTTCACGTAACGAGGCGCGGGTTTATGAGGACGTTAACGCGTTTGATGGTGGCGACGAATATTTAATTGAAGCCAACTTAATGCCTAGCAGTCAAATCAACGAGTATATGGATGCCAAGATTGCAAACCTTATGGCGACCGCAGACAAAAACAATAACCCCGAGGGCGTAAATAACCAAACAATAAATTAAAATGAAACAAGAAAGGCGCACATTTACGGGCACCGTCCACACCAGAGCAGAGGGCGAAGGCATGCCAAAAGAAATTGGTGGCATCGCTGCCGTTATTAATTCAGTTACTGACCTTGGATATTTCGAAGAGGTGATAATGGCAGGGGCGTTTGACAATGCTTTAAGTAAAGATTACGATATCCGTTGTTTGTTTAACCATGAAGCCGATTTAATTTTGGGCCGCACAAAGGCAGACACTTGCAGAGTATTTGTAAATGGCGACGGAAATTTAGAATATACTTGGGTTCCAGATTATGAGAACCCTACGCACATGTCGGTAGTTCGCAGCATTATGCGCGGCGACATTACTCAAAGCTCATTTGCTTTTACAATCAAAGAGCAGAACTGGAGCGAGTCAGAAAAATACGGCACAATGGGAAAGCGTACTATTAAAGTTATTGAGGATCTATACGACGTGAGCCCTGTAACTTATCCCGCGTACGAGGATACAGAAGCAGACGCCCGCAGCATTGCAGCCATAAGAGACCAAGAGTTAGAAATTGAAGCCGCAAAACAAAGCCAAGTAAGCGCAGACATTTTGAAATTAGCTTTAGCTAGATACACAAACTATTAAAAAAAACAAAAATCATGAATAAAATTAAAGCCCTAAAAGAAGAGCGTGGACGTTTGCTAGGCGAATTGTCTACCCTACAATCTACCATCGAGCGTGAAGCACGTTCTATGGCTGACACTGAAAACAACCGTTTGTCTGAAATCGAAGCTCGTTTGGGCGCGATCAAAGCAGAGGTTGAAACCTTAGAGAAATTGCAAAACCTTGCAGCTCAAGCCGCAGGCCACAGCGCAAGCCGTAGCGAAGAGAAAGAAAAGTCTAACATGGCTAAAGATTACAGCTTTAAGCGCGCGATGGAAATGGCTATCACTGGCCGTCGTGAAGGCGTTGAAGGCGAATTTTCTGCAATGGGTGGATCTGAATTTCAGCGCTCAGGTGTAAGCGTTTCTGCTCACTCTATCAAAATCCCTTCTGAAGTATTTACTCGTGACATGACTGCAACAGGCGGTACTTCAGGTTCTGAAGGTGGTGTTAACGTCCAAACTTCAGTAGGTTCAATCATTGACGTTTTGTTGCCTCGCACAGTATTGGCAGGTTTAGGCGTTCAACGTTTGAGCGGCCTTGTTGGAAACTTGGATTTACCAACAGCATCAACTTTGCCAAGTGCAGGTTGGAATACTGAAAACGGAACAGCTACCGAAAAGAGCCCCGCTTTCTCAAAAATCACTTTTAGCCCTAAGCGTTTGGCTGCCTATATTCAGGTATCTAACCAGTTAATGTTGCAATCTAGCAACTCTATCGACGGGTACGTAAGAAACTGGTTGTTAAATGCAATGGCACAATCGTTGGAAACTGCTGCTATTAAAGGTGGTGGATCTAACGAGCCTGTAGGAATCATCGGTAACGCTAACGTAAACGTAACTTTCGCAGGTGGCGCAACTTCTAACTCTACCAACGCTAACGGAATCGCTCCAGTTTGGGCCGATGTTGTTAACTTGATGAAAGCAGTTGAAAACGCTAACGGAAACGGTGTTGCTTATTTGACTAACCCATTGGTTAAAGCTAAATTGCAAACTACTGCCCGCCAATCTTCAGGTGTTGAAGGTAACTTTATTTGGCCTTCTGGTGGTACTGATTTGAACGGTTACAATGTTCAAACAACTACCTTGGTGCCTAGCAACTTGAGCAAAGGTTCTAGTTCTACTTTGTCTGCAATGATCTTCGGAGACTTCAGCAAAATGGCTATTGCTAACTGGGGCGGAATGGAGTTGACAGTTGACCCGTATAGCGGAGCTACTGCCGGCTTGACTAACGTTGTGCTTAACGCTTATTTGGATTGCAACTTGTTGAACCCTGCAGCCTTCGCGGTTTGTAAGGACATCGTTGCCTAATAACTAGCCCGCTCGGGGGCGTAAAAGTCCGAGTGCTGCGGGGGGTCTTGACTGCACCCCCCACGGGCCAAATGTTAGTAAAATTTTTGATTAATCCGACAGGGCAATTTAACCTAAGTTATAACTTGGGGGAGGTTGTAGAAATTGAAACTAAGCAAGCCGAGTTATTACTTGAGGCTGGGGCTGTTGAAGTTGTAGCTGCACCTAGGACCAAAAAGAAACCGACTAACCCAGAGACCGAACTAGACGCCGAATAATGTTCAAAAGTAGAAGATACACAGCCTTTGCAAATGTAGCCACAGACTACTTGAGTTTAGCCGACGCTAAGCAGCATTTGCGCGTTACGGCTTCCGATGACGACAGTTATATTAGTGGTTTAATTAGTATGGCCGTTGACGCCTGCAGCAATTATTTGGGATACTCTATAAAGAAGGGAACGGCTAAATATGGCTTTGATAGCTTTACGGGCTCGCCTGCGCTAATCAATCCCGTTAACGGCCTCAATATACCTTCTGGCAATTATCTTCGCGTAAATAGCCGCGTATTGGCTGTTAACTCTGTGAGCTATGTAAACAGCAGCCAAGCGGTAACGGCTTTTGCTGGCAGCGATTGGATAGTAGCACCTGACCCAATGGGGAACTACTCACGAAATATCTTTATCAATACCGCGCCCGACTCAATTACAGACGATACAATTAAGTACATTATTGAGGTGAGCGAGGGATTTAATCCAGTAGGTACGGCTAGCGTTGACCCAGATACTATTTTTCCAATGGCAATTAAACACGCCGCTTTGCTTTTAGTCGGTCAGTATTACGATAATAGGAATGCTATTGTAGTTGGAACCATCCAAAGCAAAATATCTTTAGGCTTTGAGTATCTTTTAGATCCCTACAAAATCCAAATAATACTATAATGCAGTCGGGATCTATGGACGTATTGGTAAGTTTGCAGAGTTACTCTGAAACTATCGACACCAATACAGGCGAAAAAATACAATCGTGGACGGAATACGCAACGGCTTGGGCTCAGCGCGTAGAACAGGAAAGCGGAAGCGAGCAAGTGAATGCCGACCGCAGAGAGCATAAGCAAATCGTTTACTATACTATCCGCTATAATTCAGCGGTAAGCGTTAAGCATAGAATAGTTGACGCGGGGCTTAATCATAACATTGTTAACATTGCAAACCTAGCAAGGAATTTATATTTGAAGTTGCAAACTGAATTAACAGAGTGACAAAGAACGTTGAAAATATTGCCGAGGTTATAGACGCCTTAAAAGCAATGGGGGTCGAAATCGACAACCCCGAATTTCAGCGTATGCTCAAAGCTCAGGCATTACCAATAATTAATAGTGCAAAGAATCTAGCGCCAAAGGAAGGTGGAGACTTGGCGGCATCCATCGGCTTTATTACTGGCAAGGATAAAGACAATAAAACGAAAGTGCTTATCGGATTGCGCAAGGAATATCAAAATAATTATCTAGGTCCGATGTTTGAATTTGGTGTGCCAACAAATCGTATACAATCAACCACGGGCAGAGACACAGGAATATTAGAAGCCCGCCCTTTTATGCGCCCGGCATTAGACCAGAACGCGGGCAAGGTAACGGACGGAATTATAAACGGCGTGGATAAAATCCTAGCCAAATTAGCAAAGAAAAATAACTTAATATACAAATAATCATGGCAACTACTGGACCAGTAAACGGCACGCTCATAAGCATCTATAAAGATGTGAGCGGCACACTTAAAAAAATCGCTAACGCGACATCTAATTCACTCGACATTTCTAAGGACATGATCGACGTTACAAGTAAAGACAGCGCAGGCGCGAAGGAATTTATCGCGGGTGAGTATGGCTACACTTTGAACGTTGAAGCAATCTTTGAAGATGACTCAAGCGTAGGAGCTTCACAAGTTTCTTACAAGGATTTGGTAACAGATTTGCTTGCGGGTACTTTATTGACTATCGTAATGACATCAAACGTAACGGGTGACGAAAAATATAGTGGCTCCGCTTTCTTTAGTAGCTTGAGCTTGAGCGCACCAAACAACGACAAAGCAACATGGACAGGCACCTTGCAGGGATCTGGAGCTTTGACTTTGGGTACTGTTGCTTAATAGTATTATATTTGTGCCATGAGCACTACAATAAAAATCGGGGGTGCAAGTCACCCCCTTTTATTTAACATGAACAGCCTGCGCAACATTATGGAAGTTGCCGGCATGGAAACTTTTGCGGATTTAAACCTACAAAAGGACTTGGCAAAGTCTATGGATTTTGCTTTGAGCTGCGCGTTTTACGGGATCTTGGAAGGCTACGAGGCCCAGGATAAAAAGACGCCTTATCCAACCGTGCAAAAGTTAGGCGCGGCAATTAAAAAGTTTCAAGAAATTAGCCCCGCGTTGGAAGGTTTCACCGCAGCAATTACAGAATTTTTTGCACCTGTTGAAGAGTCAACGGGGGAGTAACTGCCAAGGGCGACGGCGCCCCGCTAACTTGGCGCAAGATTGAGCGCATTGCTTATGGCGAAATGATGCTAAGCGAAAGCGAGTTTTTACTTTCTACGCCTCGCTTTTGGCGTTTAAAATTGGAAGGGATGCGCGAAGCTCAGCAGCAGCAGTATCGCAACCAATGGGAAATAACCCGCTGGGCTGTTGCTACTGGCATGGCCCCGCACTTGAAGAAGCCCATAGAACCCAAACGGCTGTTAACATTTCCTTGGGAGCAGTCCGATTACTTATCTATACACGACGCTTTAAAGTTATATTCGCATGTGTTTGATAAGTTAACCCCAGACGCCAAAGCATGAGCGCACCTATAAAAATAGTCTATTCAATTTTAAGCAATGCGGCGGGGGTTACTTCGTTAGTAGGCACGCGGATAAACCCCGTTAGAATCCCGCAAGAGTCAGCATTTCCCGCGATCAGTTATAACCTTGTTTCCATTGCAGCCAACCCAACTAACTCAGGGCACAGTCGCACAGAGTTTGCACGGGTGCAAGTTAATGTTTATGCTACAAGCTTTGCAGATGCCATCGAGTTGAGCGGGCAAGTTAGGGCGGCTTTTGATGACGCGGTAACGCCTGACACTTATAACGATTCTTACGTTCAAGTAATTGAATATGACGGCGAGAATCATACGGCGGACGATACGGCGGCGTTTGCGGGACTTTACCAAATTTCTCAGGACTATTTACTAAACTATATTTATACTTCGCCTGCGCCTGCTGCAGAGTCTTTTATCCTTTTGGAAAGTGGCGACTTTGTGCTTTTGGAAACTGGTGATAAAATTATAATCTAATGGCTAAAAGTTTAAATATTGTAATTGGGGCAGACATTGAGAAACTGCGCGAAGGCTTTAATAAGGCTATTGCAGTAGTTCAATCTGGCAGCAATAAGATGAGCGCCGAGGTTGCGAAGTCGGCTAAATCGATGGAGGAACGTTTGGCGTCTATTGCTACGCGTAACCCAACGATGGGAAGCGTAAGGCAGTTGACTCAGTTGGCGATGGAAGCCCGGGCATTGGGTCCAGAGTTTGCCCAAGTTGCCAACGAAATAATTAAACAGGCGGGCCGCATGAAGGACAGCATCGCGGACACGCGTGCGGAGGTTGGATATTTTGCGAGTGATACGCGTCGATTGGATGCGGTGCTAGGTGGAGTGCAAGCGGCAGCTGGGGCCTTTGGTGCGATGCAAGGAGCTATGCAATTAGCAGGCTTGGGCGGAAAGGATTTGCAGGAGGCAATGGTTAAGCTGCAATCTGCTATGGCAATTGTCAACGGATTGACTGCGGTAGGTAATGCCCTACAGGCAGAAAGCGCAGTGCGACAAGGACTAAGCGCAGCGGCTACTAGCATTTATACAGCAGCAACTAACGGCGCAACAGTAGCGACTAGGGCAATGAATTTAGCGTTAGCGGCAGGACCTTGGGTAATCCTAACGGCATCTATTGCAGCCGTTGGATATTTGCTAAGTAAACTTGCATCAGAAACCGCAGCAGTTGAAAAAAATATTGAGCGTTTAAAAGAAGCACAAAGCGAGCTGCTATCTAACGGCGAAAAGAAAATTAAAATAGAGGAGCGCCGTTTGGAGCTTGCGATTGCAACAGCAAAAGCAGAGGGCAAAAGTGAAAAGTTTATTTTAGACTTAAAACGCAAAAGCCTAGAAACTCAAAAAAAATTATACAAAAAAGCGGGCGAAGATGCCTTATTGATTTTAAATGAAAGGCGGTCCGAAGAGTTGCGTTTGGCGGGTAATGATGAGGCGGAGAAAAAAGATATTTACCAAAAGTATACAAAGGAAAGTGTACAAATTCGTACAAGCTTAAATGAGGAATATCAAAATAAAGTGCACTCGCTCGCACTGGATGAAATTGAAGCCACTAAAGTAGTAGGTAAAGAAAAGATAAAGATTACCAAAGCGGTTATTAAAGAGACTGAAGAACTGACCGCAAAGAATACAGGCGGCAGTTTATTGGCTCCAGTGAATCCGATTGTCAAGCAATCAATGGCCGATGTGTTGGCGGAGCTTGATAAGATCCCGCCTGTATTGGATGAGATTAGAAGCGAGCCAATGTTTCCCGACGACTTTACTGGGGCGCCTGAAATTATCGCTACAACCGTAGAGATCACCGACGCCACTATAAAGATGGAGCAAGAGCTTAAGGCAAGTGCTGAGCGAAGGGCCACGGATTTATATGTGAGTAGCGTTAAAATGGCCGAATGGGCTGCCAAATCTAAGGAGGCCGTAGATTCGGTTAATGCTGCTTTTGCCACTTTGCAAATGGAAGCGGCCGAATCCTTTGCTCAATTTATTGCAGACATTGCAACGGGTGAGCAAGACGCAGGCAAAAACTTTGGAAAGAATATGCTGGGCGCGATTGCGGGCTTTATGGATATGCTCGGTAAGGCTTTGGTAACTACTGCGATTGCAGCGGAAGCTTTCCAAAAATTATTAATATCTAACCCACTTCTAGCAGCTGCTGCGGGTGTTGCTTTGATAGCAGGTGCGGCCATCGTAAGGAGTCAATTAAAAAGTGGGCCCGATGTTCAAGCCTTCGCCGATGGTGGTATAGTTAGCGGTCCAACGCTCGGACTTATGGGAGAATATCCTGGGGCGAGTTCTAACCCTGAAGTAATTGCACCGTTGGATAAATTAAAAGGAATGTTAAAGAGTAACGACAGCAGCGGATTTGTAGCAAGCACTTCGATACAAGGCAGGGATTTGGCAATAGTTTTGGAACGATATAATAGAGACTCTAGCAGAGGATAAGATGGCACGAATTTACTACGGTAGTTTTTATTCAATTACAGGGGCCCTTCACAAGGTGGAAATTTGGGACGCTCCAAGCGGTTCGGGTGCAGGTGGAACGGAGTTATTACTTGCCAATAACGGATACGAAATAGAAAGGAGTGGCGAAGGTGATACATTTTTTGAGAATCCAATTCGTTCTAGCCGCTCAACTTCTTACTGGGTAATCCCGAATAATACAGTATTGGCAGATTTTAAAAACCTTGCCACAAATAACGAGCAGTATTGGGCGGTATTAATTTACCAAGATTCAGTACTTCAGCACGTCGGCAGAGTGGTTGCTGATCAAATGACATTTTTGCGCGAGGCAATCGAAGCAAAGCCTGTTATTTCTTTGGGTGCTGTTGATGGCTTAGAGTTGTTGGATGGATTTAAAGTAAGTTCCGATTGGTTCACAGATGGCAAATTACAAATATCGCAGCTATTTAGAAGGAGCTTAGATTTATTAAACCTAAAAGATTACTGGGTAGTAAACGGAACGCAGACGGACTACCTACGCGACGCAGTTAGCCCCTACTCTAGCGATGCAACCCGCAAAGGAATTGATTTGCTCAAGGTTGATTTAAACACGTTTGTAAGTAATTACGACGCCTTTAAGGATTTGACCGCGAGCGATGTTAACGCTTTCCAATACGCTAGCGAAAATATGGTATCTTGTAAAGAAGCCATTGAACAGATTTGCGATATTTTGCAGTGCAGATTTATTCACGAGCTTGGCGTTTATTGGTTGGTTTCTGCAGCAGAGTATTTAGATTCTACGGTTAGTTATAGGCAGTACAGTTATACCCTGCAGTACATTGGAACGGGTACCTATACGCACGCCGTAACCTTGGGCGCAACTTCTACGCGTCCGCAATGGCAGGCTAAGCCATCAATGAGCTACCAACCTGCGGCTAAGTATGTGCAAATAGATACAGAGCGAACTCTAAATACAGGAGTTTATAGGGCATATCAAAATAAAACCACGTCGGCTTTGGGCGCCTCGTTTACTGGAATACCTACAGGCTCGACGCCAGACGTTGCACCGATGCGGATTCGGTTTGCTTTAAAGTTTCAAAAATTTTATTTTAGTTCACCAAGTGGATCAGAAGATGGAACTAATGTAATTTTGCGAATTTGGCTTACAGATTCGGCTGGTAATATTAAGGTATTAGATAATACTAATTTCTTTTGGGTAACTTTTACTGGGGCCACCATACCCGGAAGACGTGAAGACATAAAGACAGACCAAAATACAACGTGGACTAGCTTTGTTTTTGACAAACAAGTGAGCACAGCGCCCGCGGGATTTGACACTTTAAACGTCGCAGTCTCTAGTGTAGAAGCTTATAAAAATCGCTTTAACATTTTAGGAGTTAAAACAGGGAATCCTGCCACCGCTGTTAAAGATTATTGGGGCGCTATACAAATCGCATTTGCAGACGCTAGCCCATACAACAACCCGGACTTTACTTTCAACATTACAGAAGTATTTAACCCAGGAACCAACAGTGCTTTAAATTCAACGCCTATTATTTTAAATCCAAAATATTACTATTCAAATAGTAAATATGGAACGGGAAATATCTTGGCAAACAATGGCACGGCTGACGTCGTGGCAGATGATTGGTATGGTGGTTGGGATTCAGTGACGCACGGATCACCTACGGCAATGCTAGGGCAAGGAGTTGCAGGATTGTATCGGGATTTTGTGCCAGTAATACAAGGCACTTGGGTAGACGCGGGAACTTTGACGGCTATTAAGTCGCTTTCTTTTGATAGCTTTAAATGGATATTTAACGGCGGAGTTTACTCTGCAATGTCTGAGCAGTGGAGCGCAGAATGGTTGGGCTTGGTTCCAATTTACACTGGGCTAACTTCCACAGGCGAGGGCTTGCGTTTGGGTAATGGTTTAAAGGATCGCGTAAATTATCAAGATATCCAAATCGGGAAATTAAACGACGAGGTGCAGCGCACACCCGACCTAGTTCTGAGCCACTTGGTAAATGATGCAGACGGCGCACCTACAGCAGTGCCAACACAGGATACCCAATACGAGGTAATGCTAAAATATACAGATAGCACTGAGGCGGTTACTTGGTTATTACAAGAACACGGCACCTTTAAAACTTACACCACAGGCACGAGCTCACTGGATACAAACTTTGAGGGCCACATTGGAAACACTGCGGGCGGTTCTGTTATACTTACTTTGCCTGCGGTAGCTACACAGAAAGGGAAGCGTTATTACTTTGTCAAGTCTGGCGCCTCGCATACTTTAAGGATTAATGCAGCCACTGGAGAAAATATAAACGGTGCGGATCACTTCCTTTTAAATACAAACTACGACAGCCATACGATTATTTGCGACGGTACACAGTGGTTTATTATTGCAGCTCATCCGTAATTTGTTAACATCCAAGGGGTGGAGTAGTTGTATTTTTGAGACATGGCCAACCAAAAAATAAGCGAATTAACCGCCATTGCCACTATTGATAATGCGACGGATGTTCTGCCCATTGTTGACACGTCGGCAACTACTACAAAAAAGATCACGCTAACACAGGTTAAGACTAGCCTAGCGTTGAACAATGTTGACAACACAACCGATGCAAACAAGCCAGTAAGCACGGCAACTCAAACGGCATTGGATGCTAAGCAGGCAACTTTGGTGAGTGGTACAAATATCAAGACCATCAATTCAACTTCCATTTTGGGAAGCGGAAACATTGCCATCAGTTCGGCAGTTGCTTGGGGTGGGATTACCGGCACTTTGTCAACTCAAACCGATTTGCAAACTGCATTGGATTTGAAGGTTGACGAAAACGCAGCCATCACTGGAGCGACTAAAACAAAAATCACCTACGATGCAAAAGGTTTGGTAACTGCAGGAGCGGACTTGGCAGCAGGTGATTTGCCTACTGGTATAGACGCTGTAAAAATTAGCACGGGATTAATCAGCAATGCTGAGTTTGATTATTTGAATGGCTTGACGGACAATATCCAAACGCAGTTTACAGGTAAGCAAGATGTTTTGGTATCTGCAACCAACATCAAAACCATCAATAGTACATCGGTTTTGGGTAGTGGCAATATCGCAGTAGAGCCAACAATTACCGCCACAACTTCAGCAGATTACTATCGTGGTGATAAGACCTTTGCAACTTTGAATAAGACCGCAGTCGCTTTGGGCAATGTCGACAATACTTCAGATGCAAACAAACCGGTATCTACTGCAACACAAACTGCACTTGATGCCAAGACAAACAAGTTGATTGTAACCAACCGACAAACGGCATCGTATACCTTAGTTTTAGGTGATGCCGATAAATTGGTGGAGATAAACAATGCCAGTGCAAATAACTTGACAGTGCCTTTGAATAGTTCAGTAGCATTTGCGACAGGCACTCAGATACTTTTGGCACAATACGGAGCAGGTCAAACGACCATCGTTGCAACAAGTGGCGTAACCGTCCGAAGCAATGGGGCAAAGTTGAAATTAAACGCCCAGTATAGCGGTGCAACTTTGATTAAGATTGATACTAACGAGTGGTATTTATTTGGAGATATAGCGTAATGATTTTAGCAAGTCACGGAATTATCGCATCACAAATTGCATCATTTGATGCGGATGCGGTTGCTTTCTTTAATCGTGTAACTACGGCAGGGGGAACATTAAGCACAACCGAAAAACAAGCGGTGAATCAACTTGTATTAGATTTAAAAGCAAATTCACTTTGGACACCTATGAAAGCCATTTATCCAATGGTTGGTGCAAGTGCGGCGGCTTGTGCTCAAAACTTGAAATCGTCAAGTTTTACGGGTACTTTTACAAGTGGTTGGACTTTTGCGAGTACGGGGGTTACTCCTAACGGTACAAGTGCGTATTTGGATACTGGTTTTGCTCCTTCAAGCAATTTAACATCAAATAATGCATCAATAGGGTATTACGGTGGGACATCGGGAACCAGCCTTAGAGCTGCTATGGGTGCTGGTGGTGGAGGTTCTTTTTTTCAAATTTATCCAGCATACCCAGCATATGGATTATTTGGTGATGTATTTGATCCCTCAAATACTTTTACAGCAAATTTAGACGCAGCTGGATTCATATTTGCATATAGAAATTCTTCAAGTACACAAAAAAAACATTCTATTCGTAGTACAATAACAACAAAAACAGAATCTACGGGTGCTGGTACAATTTCAAGTAATGTAGTTTTAGGTGCAAGAAATAATAATGGAGTTTTTCAAGATTACTCTAATTTACAACATAGGTTTGCATTTATGGGAGACGGATTAACAGACACACAAGCATCCAACTTTTACACCGCAGTACAAGCGTTTCAAACAACTTTAAGCCGAAATGTATGATAGGTTACACACTTACACCCGAACAATACGAGCAGATTCAAGGGCAATACTACGCACCTTATCAATTCTTGAATTGCGTTCAAGATATTGACGGAACTTGGTTTTTGTTTTTATCAGATGAGGACAAACCAGAAGTTGCCATCACTGAATACGCTTGGGTTTTAGATTTACCCCTATCCGAATACATCCCACCACCACCCCCACCATTCCCTCCAGTATCATGACCGCCATAAAGAAAACCCCCTCGCCAATCCCTGTTAGCTTTGAGCAATTTCGTAAAAACCCAATTGCTGCCGTGGCTTTTTGCATGCTGTTGGCTGTTAGCTATTTGTATGTTGACCTTCGCTCGGGCTACAAGGAACAGATTGAAAAGAGTAACCAGAAGATTGATGCGTTGGATATTAAGATAGATCGCCTCAGCTACGCGTTAAAGAAGTCCGACAGTGCACTGGCTGCCGCAATTACTGAAATACGGATAATGAATACAATGAATAAGCTATGAGGGCTGCAATATTTTTAACTACTCTTCTGCTATTAGGTTGGATTTGCATACCGATTCAGGCAGTACAGCAACCGCCTTACGATGAAGTGGAGGCGATGCTTAAGAAGGTGGAAGCTAATTTGCAAACAGCAGGGCAGGCTACCAAGTTGGCGCAGACAATGAGCGAGGAATTGGTGGCGGCTAAGGTTGAAGAGAAAGCAGAATTAAAGGAGGCGGTTGTAGCAGCAGAAGCTCAGGCATTAAAGGCCCAGGCGAAGGTTCAAAAGTACGCCGTTACAATGATGTTTCTGGGCGTCGATACTGCGATGGCCGAAATGGATACAATCAGCATTAATAATATGCTTAGGCTTAACGGGTTGAAATAATGGCAAAGGTTAAAGCATCCAACACAGCGGCGTTTAGAGTCAAGCCAAAGCGTAAAAATAAGGGCGTGCACTCAAAGAATAACCGCCCCGCTAAAAAATACAGAGGACAAGGCAGATGAAAAAATTAATGGAAATATTCAAAGGAGACAACGGCCAACTATCCAGTAAGCGGTTCGTCGGAATTATCGGCGCGTTTGTTTTGTTTGGCACTATGGCCCACAACTCTATGAGCCCGCAGGAAATTGCACCCAGCGCGGAGTTAGTCGCAGCTGTTGAATGGGTAACTATTTTGACGCTTGGCTTTACAAGTGTAGATAAGTTTAGCGGAAAGAAAAACGAGGAATGAAAAACGGGGGCTTCTGGGCTATCTGTTTAATCGTGTTAGCAGTTTGCCTGTACACTATTACGAAAGTGCCTGAGAGCCCCGTTAAAATCGTTCAGATAGATAAGGAGGTTGTGTTAATGCACGACACGCTCAGGCAGATTCGGCTAAAGTATGTAGCCCTGCACGATACGCAGACCATAATAAACCAAAAATATGACACGCTTTACCTTACTCTTAATGGCGATACTTCTTGCGGTGCCACAAAGCGCCTTATCGCAATGCACCGACAGCTCGATAGTTGCGGCAAGTAATTTGTATTTAATTAAAGGCGCGGAAGCCCGGGAAAACTTAGCACTGTGCAGGGAGTTTCGGAAAGTCGATAGCGCAGTGATTGCACAGCAGGGCAAGATTGAGGCTAAGCTTTTAGATCGCATACAGGCAACCGATAAACAGGTAACTAAGTGGAAACGCTTAACGCTTGGCATTTCATTGCTAAGTATTATTTTTGCTATACTATGAACATACAAACATTAAAGGCCACGATGGCCGCTAAGAAATATGCCTTCTTTGAGGGCGGCGAATACAATTTAAATATTATCGGGATCCGCAACAGTTCCACAGGCTCCAAAGTTACTAACGCTTTTGACGATAAGCTTGTAGTTGCTTACCAAGTTGCCGGGGCTTGGGTGATCAAAGAGTATCCAATTACAACGGACAACGGCGGCGGAACTGCGCGGCTAGTTTGTAACCAGTACAGAGGTAGCCACGCCATCGGCTTGCACCAAGGTAAGTATGAGGCACTGCGCCAAGTTGCACCTGTAACAGTGTACCGCGATTTTACAAAGGATGGAATATATCAAACAGATAAAACAG